ACAAAAACTCCAGTGAAATAAATCTCCGGAGCCGAATTATATATTAAAAAGGAGGAATGCATAATATGCATTCATATATAAAAAGCTATGCTTTGTAATTATCAATAGCCTGTTTTCGGTTATGACCGTCTGCTCTGTACGAAACGTGTATCCATTTGTCGCTTTTACTGTACTCGTATAATAACTGGTCATAAGGTAAATGAGCTTTGATATAATTGAATACATCTTTTAAGTTCTTTTGAGGAACAATCAGATCTGCAGCTTGACCGTATAAATGCTGTGAATTAGAAGCACCTCCTACACGTTTATTTAAAACGGCACAGCGAAATCCACTCGTTATTACAATCGGGCAGCCTAGATTGTTTCTTAAAGGCTGTAAAACATTTTCGCACAGAGCCTTTAAATTCTTAATTACAGGTTGTGACGGTGTATTATCTATTTTGTTTTTTTCTGCCGTTGTCGAATAAATAAGTTCATTTAATGTAAAATTATTTGTTAAATTCATATATTAATTCCTCCGATTACGGTCATTAACTATACCTATAAGAATGTTTTTTACATCTGAAACATCCTGATGTATCTGTAACATCTGGTCTTGCAATGCCTTGTGATTGTCGCTGTAAGTATCTTTGCTTACAAAATGTTCTACGGCATAAGTCATTATCTTAGCTTCCAATGCTGTCAATTCATCACTTCGAGCAAACAATTTTAAACTAACTAAAATACTTATTACAAAAAGCCCGCATGGGGCATATATTAACCAATTATCCATCTATTTCCATTTCTTTGTATTTAAATTTTTTAATGCTTGAAACATATCAACTGCAAGATACATTAATTGAGCTTTAAAAGGGTTTACGCCTTCATTTAATAAAGCTGCTTTAAAAATTCTGCTTGCCAGTTTTCTACTGTAATTTACAGATTGCGGGTTTGCCAATATCCAATCGTGTATAAGGCTTGCAGGCAGGTATTGTGGAGTATGAGGGCATCCTAGAATTAACCAGAATACTTTCCACAAAGTACACCCGTCAGATGTAAAATTCAGATCGTCAAGCCTTAAATAAATTTTTTTGTTAGCATAGCTGACAATTACATAAATAGGCTGTATCAAATAAAACGGTTTCTTTTTGTTTTTGTAATCGTATCCTATAGCCTTATCAAAACTTGTGTAATTTACCTGCATTAGTCTTCCTCGTCAAATTCTTTGCGTAATTTTTCATACTTTTTCACAACGTTGTCTGGCAGATAATGTTTGTTATCATCAATCAGTCTGAAGGCTTCTTCTGCCACATTTGTGGCTCTTTTAAGACGTTTTTTATCCTTGACAATCTGTGTTTCGCATTGCTCTTCCTTAGCTGTTTTAAAATAGTTGAAAAGGCTTGTAAAAGCCTCTCCAACTGATTTTATCGCGTCTGAAATGTCAAACATTATGCCTCAACCTCAATATCGCCTTTGACACCGTCGATTAAATCCAGCAATGACATTACAACAGGCTGCATTGCCTGCATTGTTGCTACTGCCAATTTTGCGGCAATATTATCGGTATCTTTTGCAAGAATATCAATAGTCTCAATCAATTTTACATAACATTTTGCGGCAACGTTTTCTCCAACATCAAGCCACAAGTCTTTTATTTGTGTTTTTGCTTCTTGAGAAACGCCTTTTTTTTCTTCCATAATTTCCTCCTTAATTTTTCTATTGCCTACACTTGACAAACCGGAGAAAATAGTAAATAATATAAGCACAGGGTGGCAGCTTGCCAAGCTAGCCGGATGCCCTTAGAGGTCTAACGGTTCTTATCTGTTCAGGTAAGAGCCGTTTTTTAATACAAATAAAATCATAAAAATTAGTAATAAACTAATATTGAATTTATCCATATCAGCCCCCTTTCTAGTCGGGAACCAACCCGAGGTCTACAATGTAAGTGTCGGTCAGTTCCGTTTCAAAAGAGCATCTTTTACCCTGCATAATTATATTACTATAATCATACGGGGTTGTCGATTTTTCAATATCTTATTCTTCTAAAAGCTTTGTATAATCATTTGTTTCAAAGAACTCATCCATTTGCTTTTCGCTAAAGCCCAGAAGTGTTCCGACAGTGTTTATATAAGGATTACCTCTGTAAAAGTTATTTGCACGGAGTTCTATTTTTAAGGCTTTTATGTCAATTGATGTCTTATCATCTTCCGATAAAGATTGAGTTTCAACAAGTGAAACAACATCGTCAAAGTCCATCCCTTTAACTTTATAAATAGCACGTTCAACATCTGCGGCAGTCAAATTAAGCATTGCAATTCTGTTTTTTTCTATTTCCTCTTGTTCTGCCTGATATTCATCATCAGTTTTTGCAATAACCTGATTATCTACAATTTTGAATTTATCCGGATTTTGTTTTATCAAATCCCCTGTAGTCTTATCTACAATGTAGCAGCCTTCTTGATCTCCGATTGTTTTAATTTCTTGAACACTTAAATTGTCGTCAACTTTATAAAAATTTATTCTGTAATCAGGTTTTATAACCCAATTTTCATTTTCGAATACAGGAATTTCATTTTCTCCATATTCAGGGACTTCAATAAGTGTAGCATTTGCAGAAACTAGTGGAACAAATTTCCCTTTAAGCTTTGTTTCCTCAGGATCAGCCTCTGCTATTGTTGTAGATAAATATTCTTTTGTTTTTTCATCATAGTTATAGATATTCATAATTTCTCCTATTTTTTTATTATATAAACTCATCATTCCGACAGTTTCGGCTATATCGAAGCAGGGCTGCCGGACCATAGCCATCAAGCTACCTTGCATGGTATAAACATTCAAACAACATGGGGTGATGGTTTTATATTAATAAATGCCCCTCAGCATACAGTCCAAAATATACAAACAACAGAAGCAAGTACAAATAATCCTATATACAAGTCTGGTTCTACTGTTCAACCACCTTCGATAAAGGTAAGAGTTAAAACACGATATAAGTAGTTATTTATACTTTGTCTTAACTCTAACTTTAATGGATGCGGGCTGCACTGTTTTTATACTATTTGAGTAAATAGTATTTGAACGTGATGCATCAAAGCGCAACTCATTATATTGACATCCACTAGTACCAACACTTTGAGCTATAGCTGAATGCTTTATATATATAGCGGACGTTGGCGCATCTTCCCCCGCACCAAATTGGCTTAATACTCTGGCATTAATTGTAGTTCCCGTGATATTCGGCAGCCCTGCTTCGATATAGCCGAAACTGTTAGCTCCCCAAATTGCACGATTTCTAAAATCAGGCAGAACAAAAGTTGTCGACCCGTCACCTGCTCCGTAAGTTGTTCCGTAAATTGCAAATAATTCCGCGTATGTTGTTCTCGATACAGTCCCACCCTCAAGCCAGATTTCATTGTCTTCTAAGGTACTTGAAAGGGCTATTATTGGGTCACCAATTGCATACTGTGCTTCTCCTCCGAAAGACAATTCTTTCCAATTTGTACCGGAAGTGTCCTGCGCTGGGTCATTCCCAATATTATCATCTGTTAATGAATAAAAAAGTTTCAATTCTTCATTTATAACTTTTTTAACAATAGAGAATTTATAATAAGTTGTCTGATTATCCCATTCAGCGTTACCCTCTTGAAACAGGTATGCTATTTGCTGTGATTGTGCAAGTAAAACAGCATTCATATCTTCCATAAATGGCGCATCATCTGTTAACAGCGCAGGCTCCCACCCTTGTGTAAAAGCTTCTGTTTGGATTTTACTTACATCTTTTGTATATTCGGCATCATTGCCGTTTTTTGCTGTTCCAAATGCTGTTACTTCATTACTGCCTGCATTTTCAGCAAAGATTTTTTGTGTAATTCTAGGTATTTTAGCCATATAATTTAAATCTCCTTCTTCTTAAGCTGCATTGATATTAATCACATTAGATACGCGTAAAAAGCTTGCCTCTTTTGGTGCGTTTACACGTGAAAAACCAATCGGGCTCTTGTAACTGTTTATTCGCTTAAATCCGTATATTTTTGTCGGTTCCGGAACTACCAGTATATATTCGAACCCAACTCCGCAGGGGGCACGAAAATATTTTAATTTTAATGCAGCCTGTAATGATAATAATAGTTTATTTGCGACAATATAAGTAATTGTTAAATCAAAATTATTTCTTAAAACTATATCATTACCAAATAGTGTATAAATAGCGTCATCTATATCTTTTTGTGATGCCCTGAGACAATTTACGAGAATTTTGAACTTTATTAATTGTCTGTAATCGCTATTATTAAGTTCATACTTAGAAAGCAGACTGTTGTAAATAGTCTTAAAAATACCGTTTGCAGGAGCATTTATTTTAGAGTAGCCTATGTTTTTGCTATCATTATGAAATGTAAAATAATTTCTTGTGAGCGTAAGCCCTTGAATATATCGCGGGCAATCTACGATTTTTCCTATTAAATCAAGAATAAATCCAAAAGGAGTATCAAGATCTAATATATTCTCATATTGAAATATCAAACCGTTGCATAAAAGCTCTTCTACAAACATTTTGATTGTAGCGCGTGCTTTAGGGCATGCACGATATTGTAAAATCAATAAATCAGCATAATTTGTTGCAACTTCCTCTACAAGCTGCTTTAATTCTTCATCTGTATATGACATTATTATTCTACCGTTAAAGTTATATTCTCTGCTGCAAGTGCAAAATAGTTGTCTAAACCGGTAGGGGTAACAATTTCCTGCCAGTTTGAATTATCTGTAGAAACTTCAACATCATAAGGGATACCAGTGTTATTTAATATATCTCTTAAAACACAAGTTATTGTTGCAGTATCAGCATTTTCTCCTATATTGTAAGTTAAATTTTCTGACATTTTATTTTTGATATCGGTTTCATCTAATGCCGTTGTTTCAAGATTTTTTATTGTAATCTTTACATATAATGTCTGAGCTGTTCCACGGTCAAAATAAACAGGTGTTAATTCCCCGTTTGATTTGGATACTAAAACCTCAATAGAACCTTTCATAGGTATTCCGGGCGGGATATTAGCATAAATTATATTGCCTATTTCAGAGTTTTGTCCGCCTTCTACAATTACCCATATTGTGTGCGCAGGGATACCGTTAACTTCTACGGATTTTCTGTTATCATAAACTTTAACTTGTGTAACAGTGTCTAAATTTAACAACTGGGCTTCTATGCTTTCATCAAAACCCTGGGAAGGTAAAGCTACAGTTTTATTTCTGCGCTGTCTATATTCAGCATCGCTTTCTCCTGTATCGCCCGTAATATAATTTGCTGCCGGGTTTGTTACAGATACAACGCCGCTGACAATTGTTTCCGGTAAGGTAACGGTATTGGGTAGGCACTGTATTCCACCCAACTCCGCGGCTCTAAAAGGAAATTCATCTGTTCCGTTCAGATTTATTACACTGTTTGCCAAAATCCAGCGGTTGCCGTTTGTGTCCTGAATTGTATAGCCGGTACCGTCTGAATTATCAATGTTATTGTCAAGCCCTTGAAGATTTGTCGGACCGCTTGTTGTCACCTTTACATTTACGTAGCTGTAAGTATAAGATTTGATTTCAAGCCCGTTAAGCTTGTATAAAATCTGCTGTGCTATTCCCTGAACCTGATCAACATCAATATTAGAATTGTATTGCACCAATAAATCCAGAATATCTTTTTTCATCTGCGCAAGCAGATTTATCATTTGCCCGTCAGGTGTATTCTGGTCAATGTTTATATCATTACCGTAAATTTCCTGATATTTCCCGGTAATTTCTGTTATAATCTCTTCTAATGATTGTGTAACAAGCCCTGTTTGTGAAAAATAATTACCTGCCATAATTGAATTCTACCTGTCCCTGATAATCCGTACTGTAAATCGTTGAAACACTGTATTGTATAGAAAGTGTTCTGTCTGCGTTTGTAAGAACATCAATGTTGTTGACTTTTACGACCCCTTCGGTCTGTGCAATAGTCTTTTCAATACTGCTTTGTAATTGTGCCGAGCGGTTATATTCCAGGAGATTAAACCAGTCTATGCCGGCATCTGTATCAAAAAAACAATCTCCAAGAAATGATAAAAGTCTTGTTTTTATATTTAATCCGATTTCTGCGTTATAATTCAGATAATTTGACCGCCCAGCGCCAAATGTCCAATCGTGATTTTCGTCTAAATTTCGTATGCTCATTTTAATAATTCCGCAAAAGTTGTTTTTAAATTTGTAAAGGTCTGTTTGCTTGTCGGTGTGATTATTCCGGTATTAGTTGTAACCGCGATATTTTCGCATGCTGTTAAAAGGTCTGTAATTAAGCTTAATAAATCCTGTTGAGCATTTGCCATTTTGAATTTATCGTCAATTGTAAAAGTTGAATTTACGGCATCTTCTTCCTCTCCTTCTGTAGAAGTTGATGATACATTAACATTAAAACTGTTTTGTTTTAACTGAACTTTGCAGCTTCTGTTTTCTGTGCCATTCCAGATATTAAGTGTGCCCTGTTCATAATTTGCAACCGGGTTTTGCAGGCTGTGAAGTCCGACTAATGCAACGGCGTCTGAAAAATCGTGCATTCTGGCATCATCCGGTGCATATGCTTCACCTGTTTCGTACCAGGCATCTATATTCCTGTCCATAAATGCTAAATGACAATAGCAGCCTTCATAATCAGGCATTGTAATTCCGCTGTTTGTTCCGCCGATTACAATTATCGGAACGTCTACAAGATATGGCGCGGCATAATTTGTGTTATAAAACTGTTTTTGCTGCATCAATTCAACATCCGCAGTAAATGTTTCGGGGTAAAATTTGACTATTCTGCCTATATTATTGCAGTTGAGATTGCTCATTACTGCCTGCTGAACAACTGATAACGTATATTCAAGTGTAGGATTTGTTTTTGATACTTGTCTTGTCATTAGTATGTTCCTATATAACTGATAGGGTTAACAGCTTTACCGTTTTCTCTTACCTCGAAATGCAAGTGCGGACCAGTTGACTTTCCTGTCGAGCCAACATAACCTATTGTTTGTCCCTGTGTTACTTTTGTACCTGATGCAACAATATAACGGTTTAAGTGTCCGTAACGGCTGCTTACTCTTTTGCCCTCAATAGTTCCGTTATCTATATATATCGCATTCCCATACCCGCCTGCAGAACCTGCAAAATTGACAATTCCGTTAGCTGCTGCTTTGACAGGAGTACCGTAAGGTGCACCAATATCTATTCCTTCATGGTTTGTACTTGCTCCTGCTGTCGGACTAGGACGGCTTCCATAACCACTTGTTATTCTTACATTAGCCCCTGTAACCGGTTTAGACCACTTTCCGGTTGTCTCGCCTGTATAAGCTGCAATCTGCTTTTTGAGTTCATTAAACGGATATTTCCCAAGGGATAATGAAACACTTGTATATAAATTCCCGCATTCAACAGGGCTGATTGTGCCGTAATGGCGCAATCCTATAATTTGATAGTTTTGATTTAAGAAAGGATAAATTTTACTTTGCAGGTTTATTGCTTGAGCTACAACTAATTGAGGTTCAAAGATTGTATCAACGTTCAGAGTTGTTTCACTCCTGCGCGGTGTACCTATCATACCGCTGTCTGCATTCAATACCATTAACTGACCCGGAATAACATCATTTTCACCTAAGATATGTAATTCTCCGTTATCTACAAAAACCTTGTCAAAGTTGTACGCCTCTAGTAGTTTCATTGTCTGACCAATGAATGTCCTGCCGCGTTTTCTCATCTGTTTTACGTTAGAGGTTATATATCCGACTTTACAGGTAGGAACACCCGCAAGAAGTTCCTGTATCAGAAATTTGAAATCTGTATCTTTTGAAAATGTTTTATTTACAAATCCATACTGGAACAGATACCCGCCGTCTGTTGCCTGAATATCCGTTATAAAATCAACACCGTTACGGTAGCTTGTACATTCCTGAACATCACCCATAAAAATAAGAGGCATTATATTTTCATAACCTGCATATAGCCACATTGTAACATATTTTGTCTGGTCAAATCTGTCTTTCCATAAAAGAGCCTGGACATCATAACCGAGATTATAAATTTGAAAATTTCCGGTATTTGCATCAGACCATACGCCCCTGTTAACATCAAACTTTAAGGTAAACGGATATTGAATTTTTATTGTCTGCTGGGGAACGTATTCAAGCAGATCCTTTCTATACCCGACTTCAAAAACTATTTTGTAATTCCTGTTAAATTTTCTCATAGTAGTTAGCTTCTATCGCTTCAACATCTTCTGATGTAAGGGTATAAACTTTTGCATATCCTGTTGAAAAATCATCTATATCAGTCGGTTCAAGCCCGTCAATGGTATCGCACCGCAAGCCGAACGGCAGATAACTCTTATATGCACGCAGCATATTGTAAGCCGTGACAAGCCGTAAATTTGTGTAGGTTGTTTCATTGTAAGTAAAATTGAAAAACCACCCTTGCTGGTTAGCTCTGTATTCAAGATATAAAGTTAAAAATTGGTTATTTTCAAGCGGAATTTTTATCTGTTGTTTTGGCGAATTATCCAGAGATGATATTTGATACATTATTTAACCTTATGTTGACGGTATTGTCTGCTTATAAGTACCTTTTTGTGTCCCTTTATTTTGGGTTTGTGCAATCTGCTGACGTGTCCTGGCGGCTGTATTTTTCAAATCAAGCACCATACTTTGTACAAAGTTTATCTGCTGAAAAGTCAGAGTATAATCGCTTATATCAAGAGAGTTATCTCGTAAAGGGGTCATTGACTTTAACACCATATTGTCATAGCGTTCCCAGCTGGTTTCTACAGAAATTAATGCTTTTGATTTATATAATGCTTTAAAAAAGTAATAAGCACGTGTTTGCGCAGATGTCAGTTTATATAAATCCTGAAAAATTTTGAATAAATCAACAGCATTGAAATTATTTACGATTGTGTTTGTTACGGAACCGATTAAAGCATATTCGCCGCTATCAGTTTTTATCGCTTTACCGGCGCTGTCGACAATCTTTTTTGATTTCTGCTGTTTTACAAAATTGCTTACTTTAGGTACAAACTGTTTTACTAGCGACATTGTAGGAGTAACAAGCGCAAGAGTGTCCTCTATCGGATTAACAGAATGAAAATATTCGCCCTGTAAACCTTTAACGGTAATCATTACAGGTCTATGTGCAATATGGTCTTGAACAGGTCTGTTATCCTCAACGTAATGCGTTGTTATCTCGCTATCAAATTCTATGCGTTCTTGTTCCTGTATATGGAACTTAAACCCTGCGATTCCTGTCTGTCCAAGAATTTGAATAAAAGCATCTCCGATATTTATGTCTGTTACATCTTGGCAGATATTAGTCCATAACTCTTTAGGAGAGAATTGCGCTGATTTTTGGTTTATTAAGCTGAAATAGTCTGCTGTTGCCTGAAATACCATTTTATACTACCTGCGGATTGCTTAATTCTATCTGCGAAAGACTGCGCTTTATGCCGTTTGTGCTTTCATTCGCAACAAGTACAGGGTCAGCCGTACTGTTAATTGTCTGGTTTATATTGATTACGTTGTTTGTGTTATATGAGGTTACGTTGTTTGGAGGAATAGAATTATTTTGTGGTACTGATGCCGGAACATAATCAGAACTTCCATCTACAGGAGCGTAAAAAGGCATCGGCTGTTCGTTCCCAACCGTGCCACGGTTAGTTATCTCCTGTGAAGAAGTATTTTTATTTTGTTTATCAATAGGTGATGTTATATTATACCGGGGCAGTGTCTTTTTAGGGTTTTTCTTATAGTTTTGATATCCTGTAACATAGTCTTCGATAGCATCGTTATTTATTATTTTTTTTGCGTTTATTAATGCCCCGAATGGTGTAAACCAGAGATACCAGTTATCTTTTACAAAATTTTTCAGGGATTGACTTTTTTCATCAATATATTGGTATTGTTCTTCTCTTGATTTTATAGGAAGATTAAGTAATCTATAGGCATCCTTTAAAAGAGTGTTTATCCAACGTTGGTTAGCAATAAATTTCTGTTGTGCAGCTTCCCACGTTACATTAAGCGCATTCCAAAGGTCTTGTTGTTCACGTAAAGTCTTAATATTTTCCTCATCTAAATTGTATCTGGTATCATATAAATCATTATGCTGTTTTGCAAGATATAGTAAACTTTTAGACCAGCCAAGTTCATCTAATGCCATTGAGCCAACCGCTTCATCGACTTGTTGCAAGCGTTTTAATACCGCTGTAAGTGCTTCCTCAGGCTTATGAAAATCAAAATTATGAGGGTCAAGACCCAGCAATGTCCAACCTTTTAAATGACCACCCTTCCCGGATTGAATATCAATCAATTCTTGTTGAACACTAGCAATATTCCCTAAAAATTCTTCTGTACTATAATTGTTAAGTTTTAGCCACTTATCCCAACCCCTGAGTTTCTCAACAGATATGCCGGTTGTAGCATTAAACTTGTCAAAGGCTACAGTTGTATTCAGCGCATTTTTGCTGAAATCTTTGACCATATTAATGGCTTGCTGTGCGGTATTTTTGGTCAACAAAAATTGAGCAGAAATACCGTTAAGGGCTTTCATTAACCCTGAACCGCCCTTTTGCCCGAATTCTACAAATAATTCGCCTAAGCCTTTAGATTGTCCATTATTTCCTTCTGCCATTACCTGTTACCTGTGTTTAAATCCCTTACCTGACGTTCGTATTCAACCATAAATGTTTCATAATGAATTAAGTTTAAGAATGTTTCAGCATCGTACATTTTGATTGTGTTAACATCGCCGTAGCCTGCTTTAGAAAGCCTTATCGCCCAGTAATCCACCCAGTTTAGTTTTATATCTACCTCAGGCAGTCTTATTTCATCAAGAGGTCTGAAATGAGGGTATCGAAAACTAAACGGAGACTTGGCAAAAAAGGGGCTAAATTCTCCAATCCGACAAGCTGAATTACAGGGAGCAGGTCTTGACGTGCTTTTTCATCATTGAATAAATCAAGCGTAAATGGTTTGTTATCGTATTTCACTCTTGTACAGCATTCATAAACCGCATTAAAGACATTTTCAGACCCCATTACGGCAAGTGCTGCATCTGCGTTTTTCCCGAAAATAAGATTAAATACCGTATCGCTTTCATCAATTTCCAGCTTTAACCCTGTGCCTTTTGTTTCGTTTACTACTGTTCTGAAAAGATTTAACCCTGTTTCAACCGGAGCAAGTTCAAATTCTACAATCTTTCCGCTGGTTAGTTTATATTTACGTGTCATAATGTCCTCTTACTATTACCAAATCTGAACGTGTAAACAGATACAACCTGATCCGTATTCCCTGTTGTATCAACCATTGGAACAGGCGGATTAACAGGAAGTCCAAAGAAACATTGCTGTGTTTCATTAGTTACTGAACCGTCAGAATGTGATACACGTTTGGTAAAGTCCATTTTTAGCGGTTTAAAACGTAAATCTCTGTTTTGCCACAATGTATAAGATGTGTTTAATCTCTTATCATCATCAGAGCCTTTTACGACCCTTAATGTGACCTGACGTTGTCTGCCGGGTTCGTTATGTGCTCCGAGGGAATTTCCGTTATATCCTGTATTTGTGGTTGATGCTTCATTTGGTGCTGTTACCTCTGCAACTGTACCATCTGCAAAGTCGCTTAATGTAAATTTCCCGTCATAATCTTCAACTACAATCGTGTCTTGTCCTGTATATGCATCCATTTTATTATCTCCTTAAGCTTCTAAGTAAATCATAATATCGCTGTTATGAATTGCACCGGCTTCTTTGCCTGCACATTGAATAAGCGGGGCTTTTCTCTGTTCTCGTTCAGCCTGTGCCTGTTCCACAACAGGGGTTGAATATATGTAATACCCTGTTTCAAGAATATTCCTGTGGAAATCTTCCAAATTACCGAATGTGTCGGAGGAATTCCACTGTCCCGGGGCTATCATACCGTTTGTAACTGCCTGGTCAAAAGTATCATATACTGCAGATTTCAAAAGGTTCATACCCTGCTCGGTCTGCGGTATCTTGGTTCTTGTGGTCGCAAGGGTATTGAATACATTTGTTTGAATAGTGCTTGTGAGCCAAATTCTATTTGCTACCTGGTCAAAATATAAACCGTTGCCTGCATTTGAAATAACTTTAGCAAGTCCGGCTATAGAAGGGAAACAATCAACACCTAAATCTGCACATTGCTGTAATATGGTTTCGGTAATATTTGTATCTGCTTCAATACCTGTTAAGTCTTTCAAATTCATTGTAATACAGGTATTAGAACCGCTGTAATTTACAGACAAAGCCCGTGAGGCGTAAGCTGCGGCAAATAATTTTGCGTTAGCTTTTTTCGTATCCTCATCAGCTCCATAAGTATAAAGCAGACATTTTGTCTGCGTATTACTTTGCAATTTATAAAATAAGCCGTTAGCTGTTTGTAAAGCATTTACATCTGATGAAGGTAAGAAAAATATCTGGTCAGCTGTTGCCTCAACTGCTGCTGATGCTTCTCCGGCTTCTTCATCGTCTAAATCTCTTGTGGTTAAAATACCCTCAAAGTAAATCTGTGCTGATAATCTTGAAATTGCTTGCGCTGTTGTTTCACTTGTCGATGTATAAGGTGCAACAATAACATAGCCGCTATTTGCTAAAATATTTGGATTTTGGCTGAATATTATCTGCGCCATTTTGGTACTGTCTTTCCCTGTACCAAAATTCTGTTCAATCGTTCTTGCAGCACGTGCAATAATATAATCTCCTGATAATGGTGACACCGGTTCATCATCGGTTAAAATCAGTAGTGTACTAAGCTGTTTGGGTGCTAAACCCGCAGGCTGTTCAGCTATGCTGACATTAACAACATAGCTTATAGGAATTTGATTTGCCATTTGTTATACTCCTTTGTTATGCTTCCAGGTGAATTTCAGGTATTGAAAATTTGTCGTAATAGTCCACAGGGTTTATATTCTGGTAACTTCTTATAACCCTGATACGGATATCATATCTGTTTAAGAATGCTGTTGCTTCAAGAAACGAGGCATCATAGATATTCCCCAGCCTTGAAATATGCATTTTGTTTTTTTCTTGTAATTGTTGGGATAATGTAGAACTTAAAGCCTGTAAGATTTCATAAGCCCTGTCCCTTGCTTCTGTATTACGGGATAGCAAGGCTATTGTTATATCTTCCGCTACACTTGTGGTTAAAATCTCATTTACACCGTCTACAGTGTATTCGTATTTAAGATTATTTGCGTACGGCTTTACTTCATCAATTTTCAGAACAATAAAAAGTTTTTTGTCTTTCGGTAGGGAATTGTCTGAATTAGCAGCCCATACGCGCCCTTTAGGCATTTTAAGCTGTGTATCAATAAGTTGTTTTAAAAGATTTAGTGTGTCACTCATTGTTTAATTCATCCGCTTTGTATGCTTCAAGAAGGGTATAGCGAATATATCCGTACTTTCTGTAATCCTTTTTCTGCATAATTTTATATTTGACATTGTCATAGATTACATAATTATTTGTTGCCATATCAGCATTTGGCAGGCAGTGGATTTGCAGCCATTGCCACGACCAGGCGCCTTCAGGGTAAATCTTTAAGTCCTCGTCAGAAGGCGGACGCACAACACCTTTTGTGTTTATAATCTGCGGTGTGCCTTCGATCCAGTCTGCCCCGTCCTGATACCGTTCAACGTATTCAAAACTTATGTTTAAAAACCAGCCTTTAATAGTGTTTGACATATTAGGCAGGTTTGAATTAGTGTTTATCATTGTGGTTTTATAATCTTCATGCTTATAGAACGTCTTAGAGCGCCGCTTCTAACAAGTATCTTGTTATTTTTAGCGTATTCTTCACGTTTCTTTTTAGATTTAACAGAATTGATTTTACGTTTTAAATAGGCTTGTGATAATGAAGTCCATTGGTTATAGCCATTTGTCATAAATGCCTGGTCTACAATTTGCAGTGCTTTAGTTCCAAGAGCTTTATAAAACTTTTCAGGGGCTTTATCATCAAAATAACGCTTAAATAATTCTTTCCTTAAATATTTGTTTTCATCTGTTGTAAGGTTTAATTTTTCCTGTAAAGGTTCTAACAAGAAAGAACGTTTCGGAATTTTCTTGCCGTCATTGTCTGGCTGTTCGTGTATTGTACCTAACTGTGCGTTAGTTAATCCGCTTCCTTCGTGCTCCGTCTGCGCGTCGCTTCCCATAATCCCGATGCGTAATATAATCTTTTTTCGTAAAGCTTGTATAATCTCATCAAGATTTTTATTACTAAATTTCATGCTGCTGTCTTGTTCAGCCAATTGTTGTCCCCCCTCTGCTGAAAAGTATCGGGCACGAGATATAAGGAAGGATTAAAGATAAATATTTAAGCCCGAACCCGTTTTGTGTAAATATGCTGAATACCGGATTATCTGTTACCCATTGCGGGATTGTGTAACCTTCCGAAACATCTCCGACACTCTTTGATGTCGTTATCCCCATAAATCCCCCGCCTGATGATGCAGTGTTTAAGTCCATTTGCAGGTAAAATGCCACAAGATGAAGATAAATCATTATTTTGTCATCATCATTTATCCCAAACCTTGCATTAGCCGTTGAGAGTGCCTGTGACATAGCACGTTCTATGTCTTTGTCCTGAACATAATCATTTATGTTCCCTTTGACCTTTTGCCAGTTTTCAGCGTTGTCAGGTGAAGTTGTATTAGTGTCAATCAGTGATTTATAGAAATTGTTATTGTAATAAACAATATCTCCGTTCCAGTAGGTTTGTCCCTCAACATAGAGAGGCAAAAAAGAGAAATCCCTGAAAAAATATTCTTTAAATTGCTCTACTGTTACAGTCTTAAAAATATCGTTGTTCATTTCATCCTCTTCTTTACTTCTATGCGACTTAGGGAGGTTTATTTAGCTGTTTTTTTTCGCTGCTGCTTTGGCTTTTTCAAGTTCAGCCTTTAGTTTATCGATTTCTTCCTGCGCTTCTGCTTTAGCCTCAGCTTTGATTTTTTCTTCCATTGCTTTGGCTTTTTCTGCTGCGGCTTTTTCAATATCTTCGGGAGCAACATATTTTTCTACTCCGTCATATTTTAACCACAGTTCAGCTATATCGTCAGGAACATCCAATGTTTTTTGCGGCTTCAAAATTAAATAAACAGTTTCTTTCTCTTCATTCAAATATGCGTGAGAAAAAGGGTGCGTTGATTTATTGTATAGTTTCATAAATTTTCTCCTTAAGCTTGTTCATCTGCGTACAAAATTGAGCCTTCACGTTTTACCCATACACCTGTAAATTGTGCTTCTGCATCAGAAATTAAGTCTAATGAGCCTTGAGCATATAACGGGTGCGGTGTATAAACAAGCGGCGCACACATTACGATGTTATCAACGTCAGTGTTGTAGAATACGTGTCTGCCTTTACCGTTTGAAGCAGCTGTATTGTTGTATACAGTATGTACAATTTTGAAGTCAGCAGGTGCGCCGGCTTCTTTAAAAGCTTTTTCCAAAACTTCCTTGACTGTCGGCATACCGAATGTATCACCGTAAGGAATTCCTAATGCCATAAATGATCTTGTAGGCATACACCATCTGTTAGGCATAATTGTATAATTTGAGCCTGCAAATGCTGTAGCGAGTGCAGTTGCTGCAAATGTTTTAATTTGTTCGGTAGTCATTTTTTCAGGTGCTGTAGGTAATAATGATGTATTGACCGTAACATTAGGCTGATTTAAAAGCCCGTAAGTTCTGCCGTCGCCCAGTCCTAAGAACATTGTTTCTTGGAAGCCCAGCTGGTAAGTCTTAGCTCTTGCTTTTTCGTTTTCTTCAACAATATCAAAGTTAACCGCATTTCTGGCTGCCATTTTAATTGCTTCCTGTCTAACTGCGTAACGCTGTGCGTAGAAGTTATTCGGAATGTTTATGCCGTCAATAACTATTGAAGAATTAGCGTTAGCGTTGATTGCGTTAGACGCCGGATTAATTAAACATTCTTTGAATGTTGAGCCGACATAAGCAGTTGTGAACTGGAACAAACCTGTAGAGTATGCTCCGCGTCCGGTATCAATATTTAAGAAATCGGAAGGGGTTTGCCCTGCTAATTCGTAGTATTTAGCCTCAACTGCTCCTGATACGATTTCTGTTAATGTATCAACAGTTTGTATAACACCTCTGCCGGGAATGTCAAATAAAGCGTTAATTGCTTTGTATGTCTTACGTGCGTAATTTTCCGCATCAAAAATTAATTTATTAGTCATTATTTCTCCTCCTACGCTGCAGCTGCTGCGGGTTCCATACCCGGCTGAACTTGTACAATAATTAACTGGTCTGCGGCGGTAGCATTAGTTAATGCAATACCGATATAACCGTTTGAAGCTGTTGTTGTTGCTGCTACTTTACCTTCTGCTGTAAATTGAAGTTTTGAGCCGGCTGTTATATTTGCATTCGCTGTTTTGTAGCAATAGCAGTTAACAGGAATAACTGAAACTCTATCCAGTGCTGCAAAACTTGTTTTGATAGGATCTGTCAAAACTATACCTAACGGGGTATCTGTTACTGCTGCTTTTTTTACGGTAATAATTCCTTGTTTTGCGTTTGTTCCGTCAATAGTTACAATGTCGCCTGCATTCAATGCGGTAGACTGTGCACTTGATACCTGGCAGCCCTGTAAAAGCGGCTGATTAGGCAGCAAGGCAAGACCTCCGTCAACTTGTTCAATTTTAAAATTTGTTAATGAAATTGCCATATTTTAACTCCTTATTTTGAATTTTTTGTAAAAAAAAGAAGCTCCCGCAGAGCTTCAATGCCGCCATTTCTCCACTGTCTGAGAAATGCATAATTATTTTTCTTATTGTTTTTATTATTTAGAAAATCTGTTTACCAAGTTCTATAGCTTTTTTCTGTGAAATATAACCTGTGCCATAATCACTTGTGCTATAGTCATAGAAAGACTTTTTAAAGTCGCTGATACTGTTACGAGCTTTGTTTTTAGCCTTATTTTTGGCTTCATCATCGACTTCACGTTTTAATTTGTCATATTCATCTTCTTTGTCTTCGTCGTCATCCTCGTCATCTTCGTTTTTGCCGCGTTTGTTTTTCGGTTTTTCTTCCTCATCGTCTTCTTCGTTGCGGCATTTGTTTTTTGCTTCTTCTTTGTCTTTGTCGTCCTCATCATCGTTTTTAGCCTTGTTATCAGCTGTGCCTGCTTCGGACTTGTCGTAACTCAACTCTTCAAGTTTTTTGGTCAGCGTTCTGAATTTTTCTTCTTCGCCACCGTCAAATTCTGATGCCGGCCTCATGGCAATTGCATCAGCTTCACGTAAAATTTTACGTTTGTCTACATCTTCATTTTTTGATTTCATGTTTTCTCCTTTATTTTTTGCCTTTAGGATTAGTTTTTCTAAATCTTCAATAATTCCCATATCTGTCTCCTTGCTGTTTTGTGCTTTATGTTTTGTAATGTCAGGGTTGAAATCTTGTGTAAGATCGGTTATAATATTTATAGAAAATTCTTCATCGGCTCTGCCCTTAGCGCGGATAACCCTTGAGGAATTTTCTGCTATATAGGTTTTATTATTTAAGTTATAAAATCTGTTTCCGTCTCGATCTTCGCCAATTAGCACGGACATATTTTCTTTCTTTTCACCTATATTTACATTTGCATTAATTCTGTGAAATCTTATGATGCCATCTTCTCTAGGATGCTTTAGGGCTTCTTCTCCTTGATATTTGCCTTTCTCCACAATATCTTTTAGAGCAGGAATGGCTTTTATTTTTTCTATATCTGCGGAATTGGATTTTAATTTATTCAACCCGGTACGACTAAATAAAATATCTGATAATTCCGGGTTACTAAACTTTTTACCCTGATAATTCTCTTTAAAGTATTTCAGCCCATTCTCTCTGATTTCTTCATCAGTAGAACCAAGCTCATTGCCTTTTAATTCAATTGTTTTTGAATTTTCATTATAGAAACTTGTATTATTCCCGTCAGTAAACTTCCCGTCATCTCCCCGCGGGTGTTCTTCTTCTTTAAAATCTGAATTTATCGCTTTGTTGTATAAAAACTTCTTTTTGCCGGCAGAATTAACAGCGATAAGAGCAGCTTCATAACGCGGCGCATCCACGAGCGCAAGGTGTTCAAAAGAGCCGTTTAAGATTGTTTTATCAAACTCTATCCCATTATGTACTCCGCCTTGCTCATCAACTTCTGTGATGTCGTATTGGCAGGAAACGCTCCAGCCTTTATTAAGAATTAAATCAAGGGCTTTTTCATTCCATATAATCCCCTCACACCAGTAATAACCGTCTGTCTCATCAAACCATACACGCGAAACCGTCCCTACGCGTAAATCTTCTGCGTTATCGTCGTATACTTCGTTATGGTCAATAATTACAGGACACCCTACAAATCCCTGAACGAATTTATCCAGATTTTCCTTTGGTAAAAGACACAAACCAAAATCGTATTGTACAAGTCCAGCCTCTATGAAGCGGGATTTAAAATACCTTCCGCGTCCTTTATTTTCCTGTCCTAAAAATACTTTGTTTATTGCTTTCATTTTTTTACCTATATGGGGAGTTCGGTATGTAGGGGATAATATGACACCGGCAATTGTATGTTTCTCCAGGTAACCCCCTCGTGCCTTTTTCATCTATTACAGGCGGGTTGTTAAAACTCCATGTAGTCCCATCAAGTTTTTCGTGTAACTCCCGTTCTCTCCCGTCCATTGTTGTAGACCAGATAAAATGGTTAATTCCTATTTTCTGATACTCTGTCTTGCGGTATTCTGCAAGCATTATGGACGTTTCGTTGCGGGCTAAAAACTTTGCTTTGCGTTTTGCCATCCCGAATTCTTTTTCTAGCATTTTTTGAACATAATCAGTTCTGTAACCAGTAAGCACCGCTTCTTGAACTCTTTTTCGCATTTCAGGGATTAAATGTTCACTTGCCCATTCTTTAATCCAAAAACGCATATTGTTTGTGTAATCCCTTGCAATAGCCTGCTTCTGTGCTTCATCAAGTTCAGGAACAATTACATTGAGCTTTTTTGTATTTTGTTTTAAAGTGTTACCTGCGTCATCAAGAATTGTTTCAACCTGTGTGTCAAACAGCATTGTGTCAATCATATATGGCAGGTTTGCGTCAAGTTCTTTGATGAAATTCTGACCAGCCGTAATCTGCGCTTGCTGCTTTATCTGATTTTCTGATAAGGCGACAAGTACATTATTCGGAATATTGCTATAAGGTATCTGGTAAGTTTTAGTCCATTTATTATACTTAGCTCCCCAGCGTTCAAACTCCTTTGCCTGTGCGTTAGAGAACTTATATTTAGCCTTAAATCCCTCATCTGTGTAGATTACAGAACCTGATTTTAAAGCTTCTGTTATAGGATTATAGTCATTCTGTGCCTTAGCAGGGTTGTAATTCATAATCTCAAAAAGAGGCTTAAATATGCCTTCATCAAGATAGCTGAACAACTGTTTAAAAATGATATTCTCGTAGATTTTTTTGTTTTTAATATCTTTGATTTTTATCATTCTTTTGTAATATCAACAAGTTTGGTTGTATCCTGTATCTGGTTATTAAATAGCGGCTCATCCTCTAATTCGCCCCTAATTGCTTTTGTATCCATAACAAAGATATTTTCTTTTTTCAGATACTCCATAATCTCTTGCGGGGAAAGCAATTGGCGGTCAAAAAGCTGTAATGCATTAGCGACTTTGTGGTCGTCGATATTCTGCATATCAATGGCAGAAAGGACACGCAGAGGCTTCCAAATAATCCGCAAATCAGGGATTTTACGCCCGAAAAGCTGAATACATCTTAAATCTATCGCCCATTTTATTATGGGTAGCATAGGCTCCCTGACCTCATTTTCAACCATTGCGTTATAATTTTCGAGATCATCTTCTCCTGATGAAAAACCGCTTGAACCTACACCCCAGATTTTTGCAATCGGCATTTTTGCACAGGCAGAAATCAGTATGCGTATTTCTTTCATAATTTCAGCTAATCCGCTGAAACTTATTTGTTTTTGCTCGTAATCATCGCTTGTAGAAAGGGTTATCTGCGATTTGTAGTTTTTACAGCGTGCAATCATATCAACCATACGCTGTAAAGCTACTTCGCCATTTGCAGATGAAAGCGCTGCAGAAAGAGTTGAAAGTTTTAAAATATCTGTTTTAGCTTCGTCAAGAAGTTCAAAAATTACATTTTGTGATTTAAAATATTGTGAGCATTGCTGGAATATCTGTTCAAATACAGACATTCCCCAGCCCTGTAATTCCTGCTCAATAATAAAAGGGGCTTCAACACCTTTCATTATTTTGAGTTTGGAATAGTCTATTTGATTTAGAGTATTCGCTTCTGTTCTTTCGGTCTGAATTACATTAAAAATCCCGTCAGGAATATTTATATTGCTTTTAGAATACTGTAATCTCCAGCGATCAACAGCAAGAAATTCAAGCAGCTGCCCTTCAAGTTTATTTTTATTAAGCGGGCGTTTCAAATCTCCTGTCAGCGCTATAAGCGCAGACCCGCCAAAACATCTTGCCCAATAGCCTGTTTTTTTGAAAGCGAGCATATCCCCGTTCATAATCAGGGTGTTGTATAGTTCTTCAAGTTCTTCTGCATTTAAGGTGTCGCTTTCAAGCTCGAATGCTCCGTTTCTGAACGCATCATCTACCGGCTGTTTTACGATTGTTGCAAGAATACCGTAAGTCTTATAGAGATTATTGATTAAATACTGCTGCCAGCTAATCAGGTCATATTTTATATTTGTATAGGCATTCCAGGTACTAAGGCTGTCATTCCACGCATTGCCGCCAATACGCAAAGCAGTTTCCAGAGAATTAACAGCTTTATGCACATTTTGCACCTGTCTATTTTTGTTGACATATTTTCGGTATTTGTTGGTTTTATTTGTCATAAATTACCTGAAAAAGTCTAAAATAGAGACTTCTAACTGTGCTAATCCCTCTTGAACTGCTATACAGAGGGCGTCAATAATATCATCGTGTTTGTGGCTATCATCACGCGTAAATGCCTGACATTCGCTTATTACATCAGGGTTAGAACTATAATTTTCATCAGCAGGAAGCATAATGTTACCTGCTTCAAGGTGCGGTAACATTGCTTCAACACGTGTTAATTTGTCTTTATCAGTTTGAACTGCAAACACAGGAACACTTGTATTCGTGCTAAATTCCTGAATTAACCCTGTTCCGCTTGCTTTATCTTCAATGTAAACCCCTGAACAATTAAGCCCGTACATTTGCGGATTATTCCATTTTGTCCAAAGGTAAACCAGTTGTTTTCGTAAATCCGGCGCTTCCCACTTGCCCCGTAACATATCAAGAACGTGTAATTTCCCGTTGTCTGTTATTCCTACAACCAAAAAGACAGTAAAATCGTTATGTTCTTTGACTTTCATTGCGGTGTCAGCGGTTATAAAAATACGTCTGTATGTATACTTAACGTCAAGTGGATAGTATCTGAACCACTCTGTTTTTATAACGCTGCCACCTATTACAATCGGGGTTTGCTGATACTGTGAATAATAAAGAAACGGATTAATCCGTTTCATTTTCATTAAATCGCTATAGGGCAGCTTATCCTCCCAGATTGATGTCTGTTTTTCTTCATCTGCTGTAGGAATTATGCAAAAATCCCACTCATCAGCCTGCGGATTGTTTTGTAAATACCCGATTAAATCATCTGTTGCAAGTCTTTGTGCAATAATTATAATCGGCGTTTTAGGATTGTTACGGCGGGATTTGAGAGTATTCTCAAATATATCGATAACCCGTTCTTTTTCTGCTTGTGAGCGGTAATCAGCAGCTTTTAAAAAGTCATCAATAATAATAGCCCCGCCATATGTATCCTGAACTATCCCCGCTCCGAAACCTGTTATAACCCCTTTTAACGGTGCTGCTCTTAACGCCCCTCCGCCTGTGATTTTCCATAAGTCCTTGGCGTTTGTATCTCTTGAAATACTGACATCAAAGAGCTGTTTATACAGGGGACTGTTTATGATACTTCTGATAACGCTTGAAAACTCATTAACAAGGTCGTCGCCGTATGATGTATAAAGAAAGTTACAATCTTGATTTAGTGCATAGCTCCAGCTTGTAAAATACTGTGCTATTGCTGATTTACCGAAACGTGGCGCAATCCCAATGTAAAGGTTGTTTTTTGTGTTGTTTCCGAACGCTATATCTTCAAGCTTTTTAATAACAATTTCGTGAAACGGCTGGAAAATGAACTCTTTGCGGTAAAGGTAATAATGAAAAACTTTGATATAAAGCTTTAAACTTGTCCTTAATAATTGCCCTGCAACAACAGGATTATTCATTAAGGCTTGTAATTTTTCATCATTCATCTAACATTTTTTTCAAATTCTTTATATCTTCCAGTGTTGCCTTTTGCTTAAACTCGCCTTTGAGTTCGTGTTTGTCCGCGGGTTTTTCACCGATTGTATCTCGGATAACTTCAAATGCTTTGATATCACCTTTAGTAGCTTTTTTAATCAGTGCAAAACTTATTTTGTTCTGTGTATCGCCGTTTTCAAGCAGCAATAAAAGTTCTTCCTTAAGCGTCTTTCTTGCCCGTCTGACTTCACCGGATTTTATACCTGCCTTTTTAGCAATTTCTCTTTGTTCACTCTTCGTTCGCTTATTCATCGGTTTTAAGTTTTCAGAGTTTGCCATAAATATCTTCTCTTTTGTATTTATTTTATATTTTCAGGCAATTTACGGCATGAAAATTGCCCGTTTTTATATGTTTCATAATAGTCATGTAGAGTTTACAAGGGTAACCTCATAAATGAAAGGAGGAAAAATGAATAAGACAATTATTTTGTTAATAATTTACTTGTTAACATTGAAATTTTAAAATAATAAGCTCGGTGAAAATCCGAGCTTATTTATTCCCTTAGCAAGTTTAATTCTTTACCTGCAAACTTAACAACCCCGCATTTTGCTGTAAATCCTGTGCAATAGCTCCGATGAGATTTTCATCACCTTTCGACAAATCTTTAAGATTTTCAATAAAATCAAGCGTTTGCACTAATAATGTAAGCATATTAGCAAAGTTTAACTGGTCATCATTTTCAGATGTTTCTGGGAACAACTCAAGAGAATTGTTATAATATTCTTCTGTTGACAACGGCTCAAATCCATGTCCTAAAATGCAAACTTCTTTTAAAAGGTCAATGTACCCGTCAATGATTTCATCATCATCGTCATTAGCACCGACAATTCTGTCCACAAACAGATGCTTCCCGTAGAACGCTTCACCATGTACTTTATAATGAATATTTTTGGCATAGCCTTTAACTGCAATAAGCAGTACGATAAGTTTATTAATATCTTCCATAATTTTCCCAATAAAAAAGCCGCTAGTTGAAGCGGCTCTGAGAATAAGATAATTTTAAGGATTGATTTTAATATGATTTTAAATGTGTGTTATAATCAAATTATTAAGCATGCCTCATCCCAAGCCACACACGTTGTTATACAGACTTAGGGGCAGGAAGGGAGAGAAACAATGCTTAATTCAATAAAAAAGCTATTACTTGCACTGACACTGCTTGTAATAGCTATATCCGTATTAATCTTGTCTAAAGATTGATACACCCCGGAGCGTTTACTTTTGTGGACGCTCCCCATTTTTTGTCGTCAAAAATTAATTTTGTTTTTGAGCGTTTGTTATAGAGCAGACGCTCTTTTTATTACGTAAATCATAAAATTTTGTTAGCAATAAAATGTTTTAATGTTTTGTTACTAACAAATATATTATTGCTTAATTCCTAAAAAATTTCAAGTGTTAATCACAAAACTTTCACATTCTAACAATAACTCATTTTCAAGGTGTAAACAAGTGTGACTAGGTGTGAGTTTTTTTTGAGAAATTTGTGCATAAAAAAAGAGGCTTTATTGCCTCGTTTGATAGTTTAAATATAATTTTTTTAAATTATTTTTGTTTAGGAAAAAAGTGAGATGTAACAACTAATGGTAACCCTAAAACAGTTATTAGAGTTTCTGTTAAAAGGGTTATAGTTACAGCATCTGTAATGTATATTTTATGAAAGCCTAAAAGATATAATAATACAAGAATAGCAATAGACCAAACTGAAGTAAATGCAATAACAAATATAGTTAATGTTTTTTTTAAATCTGTATCTTTTTTAAAACGATCTAATTCAGCTTGTTCTTTATCATTTAAAGTCTTTATTTCTTGACCTTCTGCACTATCTGAATTGGGACAATGTAGTTGAGCTTTATCAATATCATCAATTACTTGTTGCATCCCTTGCTCGTGAGTTTCATTATTATTCAATGCCATCTAAACTCCCAAAATTTTTCTTCTAATTCTAATAACCGTATCTGATACGCCAAAAATATTTCCTAATTGAGAATTAGTTGCAAAAGGATATTTTTGTATAACTTCTTTTAGAAAAATTTCAGGAACCAATAAATTCCCTGCAAAACAATTAGCTTCCTGTTCTATAATAGGATCCTCCTGTTCTTCTAAAGGTCTCCTGAATAATAAATTTGCATATTCAGAACTGGAAGTATGCCCAAGTAAATAATGACCTAATTCATGAGCTATAGTAAAGTTACGTCTTACTGCACTTTCATTTGAGTTAACAAATAATCTGTTGGTTTTAATATCAATAAAGCCTGAAATAGTACTATACATTGGATTAATTTGTGCAAAGTTAACAGGAACAACATTTAAACGATAAAGTTCCGCTAATTCTTTTGCGACAACTGGCGGTTGTTCAATACAATATTTTTTTAATATATCAGAAGCTAAATTTTCAGCTTTTTGGAAATCTGCTTTTGGCACAGTGCAACTCATAATTGTAACCTCTATTTATTATACCACCATTCTAAAAAATCCGTCAATAAACATTCAGCTAAGAATATTATACCCGAAATTCTCTCTTTTATATCTTACTCTCGTGAATATTATACAACAAAAACATTTATTTAGTTTTGTTATTCACTGGAATACATAAATGTTCAGGCTTCATCGTGAATGTACGTAGGTTTACGCCTTTTTTGTAAGCAGCACGGCGTAAACGATAAAGATATTTAAGATCTTTTTCTCCGTTTTCCATAATGAGGACACAAGCTGCCTGCCTGTTTGTCTGTCGACCATAATAAATTGCCTGTCCGATACATTCAGCCCATTTGTTTGCAAAATCAAATTCAACAGCCATATTGGGGAGCAAACAATCAACACGGGTTTTGTCGCTTAATTTGTATTCCATAAGACCGCCGCGTTTGTCGCACCAAGCTTTTTGGTATTCTGCTTCTGGATGTAATCGCTTTGCATAACACGGTGCAATTGTAAAAAGGAATAAAGATATAACTAGTAGCTTATTGAGCAATGATGTTTCTTTCATAATTTAGTAAATTAAAATTGTTATTTTATATCATTAAATATTTTTTTTAAAATCTTTGGTTTGATATATTTAGGCAAGTACCAGTTTTTATAAAATTCAACAATATCACCAACATCATATTCTTTATAAATAATATTCTTATTTAAACTTAATATATTCTTATCTGTAGAATGCTTATCAATAAAATTAAAAACATAAAACTTAAAACGCTTATTCCCTCGTAGTTTTAATAATGCGTTGTAAATCCTATTTAATATATCAACTGAAAATTCATTATTGTAGCAAGTTATAAAATATTTTATATCTAAAGAGGAATTTGTAAGGTTTCTAAAATTATTTACATGCCTTTCTATTTTTTCTTTAAGACCGTCTAAGTTTACATCTTTATAATGCAGGTATAAAATGGAATATTTTTTATTTTCCCAGCAATTGTATTCATTATTATAAACAATATTGTCTAAAATATCCACAAAATTATTCTCTAATAACTCTGCTACAGATTTATGCGGGCTAACAGATAAATCAAAAGGGCAAGTTAGTTCACCATCTTTTTTACGCGGTTTTATCCCATATCTGGTAAAGATCATACGTATAAAGCAGTTGTATCCTAAACTTATAAAATAATTCTTTTTCTTAAATGGTGATTTAAAATTTATATTAAAACATAAGAATTTAAACTTTAAACAATTTCCAATTCTATCATAATTAACTATATTTCCAAGTTTTTTTATTAATTTCATAATATTACTCTTTTAATGCTCATTATGAGACCTTATTTTAAGTTAGTATATCATGATTTTTCATGATATAAAAGTGTTTGCATGGCATAAACTATATCACATAAACTTACTCCACAAGTTTGTAATAATCCAGCATTCTCTGCATAGCTTGTTTTTGTTCTTCTGTTATAATATAATCTTTTGATTTATCCCCGCTAAGTCTCATAATAGTTTTATTAGAATTTATAATTTTATTAATTAAAGTTTCATATATATTATATGACAATATATAAGTTTCCCAGACACCTAATGCTGTGGCTTCCCTTCTGGGTGAGCCTAATTCAAAATCGCTAATTTCAAATCTTTCACCGTCAATATTAAAAATTATAGTATTAAAAAATATCCAATTATCTCCAAAGTAAGAAACTCTTATAGTCAAATCTTTCCCTGTTTCATCTTTAGTCATAAATAACAAAATTGGAGACAGGAAAGCCGGTCCCAAAAATCCTGCGAGAGAAACAGCCTTTCTATCAAAATAAACTGTTAAATTCTCAACTTCATCATACTGAGAAATAATATGCGTTTTTAACTGGTTAATATAAGCAATTCTTTTTCTATGAGCATTCTGGGCTTCTGAAATTAAAGAATTAATATATTTCAAAAATTGAGCTTTATTTGCTATATTATGTGTTGAATTAATCGCATTTTTAGCTAAATTATAATTTTTTATAGCTTCTTGATATTTGCCATTTTTATAATCATTAAAACCAATATCACTATATTTCCCAAAGCTAGCAATATTAATTCTTTCTTTTAAAAAATCAGAAAGCTGTTTTTTGGCTAATTGAGTATTATAGGCTGTTTTATAATAGTTGATAGATTGCTGATAATTCTTTTTTTTATATTCCTCATCTCCTAATTGTACATTATAGTAAAAAGTTATTTTATCGTTATATTTTTTAACTTCTTTATATTCAGGAGAGGATTTATTTACCCTCTGAATATATTTATAGGCTAAAGCAAAATCTTTCTGTTCATAAGCTTTTATTGCATTATTATAATTATTATAAATAGTGACTTTGTAAAGCACAATAAAGCTAATTATAAGAACAACAACTATTGAAGGTCCTATAAGATTTTCTTTATTCTTCTTCAACCAAGATAAAAATTTATTTTCAGGTTCTAAATATATTTCTTCATTTTCAGGAAGATATCGTTTTAGATCTAATGGCATAAAATTTTCCTTTATGCAAATTTCACTTTTTTAATGCTAAAATTTCATCAACTTTGTCCTTGATTTGTCCTGCAAATTGGAAAATTTCGTTTATAGAAACGATTGGTGTTTTAACTTCCTTTGTTCCTTCCAAAAATGCAATATATTTTTGTGCACGGTTAAAATACAGGCGACAAATTGTTTTACGAATGTTATCGTCAAGTAAAACATTAAAATAACTTGCATTATCTCTATATGTTACTCTTGAAACATCAATTATCCCGCTTAAAATACTTTTTACAATAGCATAGCCCTCTAACTCCTCAACAGTAGTGACAATTTCGTTTTTATTTGATTTTTCTTCTTGCTTTGTTGCAAGATTGAAATCAAGAGAAGTTTTCATCACTTTAGACATAAAAAGGTTAAATGCTTCAACCGTTGTTCTTTTATGTTTTGCAACAAGTTTCTCTGTAATTCTACCATCACAAACCCCAGATTTACTGATAAGATATCTTACAAAATCGTCTGAAGGTGATTTATATTCATTTTCAATAACATCTTCAAATTGTTTGATGTATTTTAAATCTCCGGCATTTGAATACGCTTTTTCAAGGTTAAAATTATCCTTACAAAATTCAACGAGTGTTTCAATCTGATTTTCTTTAAATTCTAACAAATTGAATGTAAAGAATGGTTCTTTATCCAAAACATTAGGCTCCTCAATATCAGAGAAAAATTTATAAACAATCCCGTTTGTTAAAATAATAAATTTTGCTTTACTCGCTGTAAAATACTTAAATAATTGCCCAGCGTGTTTTTTTACATCTAACTTATCATTTTCAACTTTTTTGCATTCTAAAAGAATAATGGGTTTATTATCTTGCATAATTGCATAATCTACCTTTTCATCTTTTTTAAGTCTGCTATCCGCAATATATTCTGGTACAACTTCAAGAGGATTAAAAACATCATACCCTAAAGCGTTCAAAAAAGGCATAACTAAGGCATTTTTTGTTGCTTCTTCTGTCTGTAAACTATCTTTTAAAGTTATTGCACGTTCTTTAAGCTGATTAATTTTTTCTATAAATTCCATATATTCACTCCTTATCTTCAACTTCCTCTTTATAAAAACCCTGATAAATCGTTTCTCCTGCTGGAGAATTTAACGGTACTATACAATTAGAAGCTTTACAGTAATAACAATAATTATTTTTTGGGGCACTATTCGCAATTATAAGAAATAAAATCTCAAATGCTACAGCAAACCACAGCACAGGGACAAATAAACTAATTATAATTGTAAAGAATAAAGCAACTTGCAAAAAATCAACAGCACAACCTTTTCTCTGGCCGCTTACACCTTGGATATGCCCGCAATTCCTGCAAATATATTTTGCTATACTTGCTCCATTTCGATTTTTTACAAAATATTTTCCTTCTATTTCTCTGGAATTACAAGGATCTTTAGAACATTTATCTTCATTTTTCAAGTCAGCGACACAATTTGAACAATCTTTACTTTCCAGTTTTTCTTTGTTTGTTTTATGGATATTTTTAAATATGTCAAATGCATCCATACTTACTAAATCTTAATCCTACATATCTTAACAAATAGTTTTAATTTATTTATGCATGCAAATAAAATAAAATCAACTATACTTTTGGGTAAAACTTTTATACTCTTTTATCTAAATATTTTCCGTTCATTCTGCCTGAGCAGATAACGTGCCCGATTAAATGTACATCATTCATCTGCTCTTTTTCTATGTATTGTGTTGGGAAATCAGGATTTTCACTTTCGACAACAATTTGATTAATATTTTTTGTAAGTCGTTTTAAATAAATTTGATCATCATAGCAGAAAATATACATCTCACCATTTTCTATCTTCATATTGTCTTTATGCTCACAGATGACAAAATCACCGTCCCAGATACGCGGGAACATCGAATTTCCTTTCGCGTGGCACATAGAGTATCCTTTAACATTCTTTGACGGCGGGAAAAGCGTTGCAGGAACATCATATTGAATACATTCTTGTGACAATTCAAATCCACCCGGTCCACAAGAAGCTATTACATCAGGGTAATAGTCAACGGTTATTTTATCTTCTTTTTTGTTTACTTTAGTAAAGTCTATTCTAAAATGTTGTTCCAACAGCTTTAATTGTTCCTCTGTTAATTCTTTATTCATACTTTGACCAATGTATTGTTTTGTTACTCCCAAAACTTTACCTATTTCCTGTTGAGACACATTTCGTTTTTTAAATCCTATTATTTCAGATAATGCTTCTTTTGTTTTCATATCAATCCTTTACTTTTGTAAAAATAAAACTTGACTTTAGTAAACTAACCTGCTATACTAATTTCATCAGGTACGAAATAATATAACGATTAACTAAATATATTTCAAACCTGACGTATGTTCAAGAAAATATTACCTGATGTTAAGCGGGTTGAGGCGACCAACCATAAAAAGCGGGATTGCAAAGCATAGCAAGGGTAACAGGCAGATTGAACGGCATAGTAAAGGGTTAGATTTTAAAGAAGGTCTTGAAAAGAGCCTTATTTAAGGCTGGCTAGGCTATGCGAAAATTTACAATCGTACATTGACAGTTGAATAAGGCGTAAAGTATCGGTGGTAAATACCTTTAATACAAAGGACTGAATATACAGCGGAGAGAAACCGACTGCAACTCGAAAGAGCACCGTCGCAAAAATAAGTTTTTAATATCAGCTGTCAAGTAATCCTTGACAGTTGCCTTAAGAACTTAGAAAGGAGAGGCTATGAATTATGTAATGCATTTTTGCAGAAATAAGAAATGCAACAATGGTTGGATTGACAAGGATTTGACCAATGCTAAAAGTACGCCACCTGACTGGAAATACTGCAGGGAGTGTGCTGAAAAATTAGGTCTTGATTATGATGCACAAACTCCGACAAGTAATTTGACAAAAAAAGAATTACTTCATCTCGAAAAGAAAAAAGAACAAGCTCGCATAATGCGTGAAAGAGATAAACGAAAAATTAACCCTACGTTTGCAGAATAGGGGCAATTTCGTGAGTTTAACCCCTTGGGCATATAAAATATCATCTTAAAATTTTAACCCGCCTTAATGGCGATTTTTTATTAAAAATTTTACCTCGCCTCCAAGCACAGTTTCCCGATATCTGTAAAAATCGGAAATCTTTTCACCTTGCCCTGTGAAAACGCAGGGTATTTTAAAGAGATTTTGAAAGGAGAATACATGGATTTTAAAGATTATTTAGAACAAACCAATATTAAATACGAAGTTACTGGGGATAACCTGACGGTAGGTGGAGACTTGTACTTGGAAGGTACAAACATAAGTTCTTTACCTGATAACCTGACGGTAGGAGGGGGCTTGTACTTGGAAGGTACAAACATAAGTTCTTTACCTGATAACCTGACGGTAGGAGGGGGCTTGTACTTGGAAGGTACAAACATAAGTTCTTTACCTGATAACCTGACGGTAGGAGGGGGCTTGGACTTGAGAAATACAAACATAAATTCTTTACCTGATAACCTGACGGTAGGTGGAGACTTGTACTTGGAAGGTACAAACATAAGTTCTTTACCTGATAACCTGACGGTAGGAGGGGGCTTGGACTTGAGAAATACAAACATAAATTCTTTACCTGATAACCTGACGGTAGGTGGAGACTTGTACTTGGAAGGTACAAACATAAGTTCTTTACCTGATAACCTGACGGTAGGAGGGGGCTTGGACTTGAGAAATACAAACATAAATTCTTTACCTGATAACCTGACGGTAGGAGGGGGCTTGGACTTGAGAAATACAAACATAAATTCTTTACCTGATAACCTGACGGTAGGAGGGGGCTTGGACTTGAGAAATACAAACATAAATTCTTTACCTGATAACCTGACGGTAGGTGGAGACTTGTACTTGAGCGGTAGAAACATAAGCTTTTTACCTGATAACCTGACGGTAGGTGGAGACTTGTACTTGGAAGGTACAAACATAAGTTCTTTACCTGATAACCTGACGGTAGGTGGAGACTTGTACTTGAGAGATACAAACATAAATAAGAATAAAAAATGTAAAATTAAAAAACTCCAGAACGACTTTTATATCAAGCATAAAAATTATATTATGTCAAAATTGTCTTGGCAAAACGGTAAATATAGAAAAATTGATGGCATATTTTGTGAAGTAATAAAACAGAATAAAAATATTTTAACTGTCAAAATTGAGAATAGAAAAGCGTATATTTTCGCCAAAAACGGTATTTATGCACACGGTAACACAGTAAAACAAGCATATTTTGACTGGCTTTTTAAAACTTCTGATAGAGATACAAGCAGATATAAACATTTGAAGCTTAATAGCAAAAACTCCCTTGAGTTTTGGGTAATAGCATACAGAACCATAACAGGAGCTTGCAGCTTTGGGACTAATAACTATCTTGAAAACAATAAAGATAAGTATAAATCTGAAATGACACTTGAAGAAGTTTTTAAAGCCACTGAAGGACAATATGGATCTTCGACCTTCAAAGCTTTTTTTCAAAATAATTAAAGAGATTTACTCGGGGCTGTTCCCTATAATTCGTGAAATTATCCATCAATTGCTTCTTGACAACAGCCCTGTTTCCCTTTTGAAGGATTTAAACATTAACAAGGAGGATTGAAAAATGCAAAAAGAAACATTAGGCGAATTTTTCGCTACAACATTATTATTCGGCAGTTTTTTAGCAATGGTTTTAGGAGGGTAAACCGATGAGTAATGTAATAAGCTTTTTAAATGGTTTGAAACAACAAACTTATGAAATGCGCAAGAGATACTTGCGTGACAAACTGATTGATTATTACAAAACAATTAATCAGGGCAAAGTTTCTATCCCAGCATTTATGCTTGCAGATGTAGATATCGCAAGATGCGAAAAAGAAAACAGTATAGACAAATGGTACAAAAAACTGATTGAGGCAAGATAAAAATGTCTTATGAAGATAACTTCTTACAACACGATCCATCAAATTATGATACAGAGCTTGAAAGCCTTTTAGCAACAAGCTCTCTTTCTTTAGATGATTGCGAAGCTTTATATCAAAACGGAAAAATGAGTAAAGAAGATTTTGAATATGCAAAAGATTGGTTTGAATTTTACAAATAAGAAAGGATTAAAAAAAATGAATTATTTAGAAACCCAAGAAAGAGTACAAACAACAAATTTCCCGACAGTAGGTCAGGAAATTGAAAAAGCAAGAGCTTTACAAGAAGTACAAGGTGCTATTTTTATGGCTCGTCAGTTTCCGAGAAATGAAATGCAAGCTCAAAGGAAAATTATGGAGAGTGCAAAAAGATTAACGCTTGCAGAAAAAGCAACTTACTGTTACCCGCGTGGCGGGCAGCAGATTAAAGGACCGTCTGTCAGAGCAGCGGAAGCAATTGCAAAATATTGGGGAAATATAAGCTACGGTATTAAAGAATTAAGTCAAAACACTGCAGAACATACATCAGAAGTTCTTGCTTTTGCTTGGGACTTAGAAAGTAATGTAAGGGCTGAAAGAATTTTTAAAGTTCCGCATACAAGATACACAAAAAACGGCGGTAATACAATATTAACTGACCCAAGAGATATTTACGAACGTATTGCAAATGACGGTGCAAGACGTAAAAGAGCCGTACTTTTGGAAATTTTACCGGGTGATGTTGTTGAAGATTTCTTGAACGAATGCGAAAAAACTTTAATCGGGTCAAACACAAAACCATTAAAAGAACGGGTAACCGATATGTTGAAAATGTTTGAAGAGTTAGGAGTTACTCAAGAAATGATTGAAAAACGCGTTGGTACAAAATGCGACAATTTTATTGCAAAAAATATTGTTGATCTTGGCAGCATTTACAACTCAATCAAAAATAATTTTGCACCAATTGAGCAATATTTTGAAGTCCCGACAGCGGCAGAAAAACAAAAAGAAGAAACCGAAGCTAAGTTAAAATCACCAGGAAAAGACGGAAAGAAAAAACAATATGAACCGTCGTAAGAAGAACTGGAACAGCTAGAAGAAATTTACGGTGAAAGAAATGAAGTTGAATAATGACAATTACTATTCACAAAAGGCTAACCAGGCATATTTCAGCGTTTCACAAGTAAAAGATTTTTTGAAATGCGAAGCTTATGCAATGGCAAAAATTAACGGGGAGTGGGTAGAACCGCCCACAACCCCGATGTTAATCGGCTCTTACGTTGACAGCTACTTTGAGGGAACATTAGAGGACTTCAAAGTCCGCACTCCTGAAATCTTTAAAAAAGACGGAAGCTTAAAATCTGACTACATAAAAGCTGAAAACATTATACAAAGAGTTGAAAAAGAAGAACTTTTTATGAAATGTATGTCTGGTGAAAAGCAAGTTATTATGACAGGCGAGCTTTTCGGTGCAAAATGGAAAATCAAAATGGATAGTTACATCCCGCATGAAGCAATTGTGGATTTGAAGGTTGTGCAAAAAGTTCGCGACATTTCATACAAAAATGGCTGGAAACAAAGCTTTATAGAAAAATGGGGCTACGATTTACAGCTTGGAATTTATCAGGAAATAGTAAGACAAAATACCGGAGAAACATTACCTTGCATAATTGCCGCGGTAGATAAACAGGATTATCCAGATTTAGATTGCATATTAATCCCTGATGAACAACTTGAATTCCAACGTAGAGAGTTACGTTGGAAGATGCAGAGAATAATCGACGTCAAAAACTCTAATGAAGAACCAAAAAGGTGCGGGCTTTGTGATTATTGCAGGGCGACAAAGAAGTTAGAAAAACTTATATTGCCTGATGACTTGATTGTTTTTAATTAATACAAATGTCGACACAGGTTAAGGTCTAGGTAGAGCTAGCTTAATTAAGTAAATACGGGCGGTTCAATTCCGCCTCGCCTTATCTGTGGAAGGAGAAAAAATGAATGAAGAAAAAGGATGGATTTGCTTATTTCGGAAATTTCTTGAATGGGAATGGTATGATTACCCGACAGTCAAAATTATCTTTTTACATTGTCTGCTTAGCGCAAATCATAAGACCCAAAAATGGCGCGATATTAGTATTAAACGTGGACAATTTGTTACAAGTTATGAAAAATTAGCATCATTAAACGGCTTGACCATTCAACAAGTAAGAACAGCATTAGAAAAACTACAATCAACAAACGAAATAACATACCAATCAACAAGCCAATACTCAATAATAACGGTAAAAAATTACAATTTATATCAAGACAACAACAAAGCAAAAACAGAGGCTGCCAACAATCAATTAGGGGGTCAGAATAACAAACAAACAACAACAAACAACAATGATAACAAAGAGAGAGATAATAAATTATCTCTCTCTATAGAGGAGAGAGAAATTTTAAAAAATTATCTTCTTGAAACAAACAAAAAACGCAAAAATAAAATTGAAGATATTGATGCATATATAAGAAAGCTTATCGAAAATGGCGACTGCTTAACGAAATTGGAAAAGGCAAAGAAAAAACTTGAACGACAGAAAGCAAAAGAAGTTATTCCGCTTGCCGAAAAAATTGAAAAATCTACACCAGAAGAAGATAAAGCAGGTTTAAAACTATTGCGAGAAACAGCACAAAACATAAGAAAGAGAGGTTAAAACAATGGCACAAACAGCAGCAAAAGAAAAAGAGAGCACAACCCAAAGCAAGAATTTGATGTTTATTCAAAAGGTAAAAGTCAATAATGACAATACCGCAACTATTTTTTATAAAACGTCAAATGACTTATCCGCACAGGAAGTAAGCTTTACAGGTAAAGACCAGATTACAGAAGAATTTTCAAAAGCTTTTCAGAATGCGGTAACAGGTTTTACAAGTTGTATTCCTAAATTAGCATCAGAAACATCAAAGATAACAATGAATGTTATAAGGTTTGATTACGGGAAATCAGATTTTTTAGAAAAGGCTTTGTATTCTGTTAAATACGCTTTTAATGATCAAAATAATGCAGTAATTAATATTTCAACTCCGTTATTACCGATTTACAAAGAAGGTTATGAAAATACATTTTGTATTTCTGGTAAAGACGAAGAAGCATTACACAAAATTATAGAAAAAGCAAAAGCATATATTAACGGCGAAACACGTACAAAACAAATGAAACTTGTTGTTGATAACACAGAGGAGAAATAAGAATGATAGAGTTTACAATCCCTGTAGTGCCACGCACTAAGAAGAATAACGGGCAGATAGTAATGCGGGGTAAATTTCCCGTGTTACTTCCTTCTAAGTCATATATGGAATTTGAAAAAGCCTGTCTGCCTTATCTTAAACACGTAAAAAATACTACAGGGGTTATAAACTACCCTGTCAATATGCAGTGTACTTTTTTCACAGAAACTAAAAGGCGGATAGATTTACCAAATCTTTTAAATGCAATAGATGATGCAGCAGTTAAATCAGGTTTAATTGTAGATGATTGCAGAGATATTATTGCATCACACGATGGATCCCGTGTTTATCACGATAAGTATAAGCCTCGAATAGAGGTCATAATAACAGAAATGCAAAATTATACACAATGGAAAGATACAACTACAGAACAGAAAAGTTTGTTATGAACAAAAGGAAATAAACCAATGGAAGAGAAAAAACGAAAGACAACAATAACCCCCAAAGAAAAGAAAGTAATTGAGTTTATAGCTGCAGGTTATACAGATAAAGAAATTGCAGAATGTTTAAACTCTTCATATTCAGCAATCAGAAATATTTTTGGCAATCTTTTGATAAAAACCGGAACAGTTAACCGCCCTCATCTTGTTAGTTGGGCATATCGAGAAAATATTATGAAATAAGATAAGAAGAGGTCACTATGTACGAACCTATAACGGTAGAGAGGCTTGACAATTATTCAGAAATAGAAAAGGAATATAACTATCTCTTAAATCAAAAGGCAAATATCATTCAGAGAATAAGCACATTACGTGGCATAGACTACTCAAAAATAAAGGTTACATCCGGTAACGGCTCTAAAATCAGTGAGGAAGAACATTATGCAATGACATTGCAAAAAATAAATACAAAACTTGCAGACTATGAAAGCTGGCTTAAACCTGAAAAAGAAATAATTAAAACCCAAATTGCACGGATCAAGAAATGGCATTATCGTAAAATCCTTGTTTTACGCTATATCGAAAAATGGAAATGGTCTGAAATAATTGACGAATTTTTCGGCTTTGAAAGTGATTTTGAAGAAGAAAAAAACAACAAGTACAAAGATAAAATCCTATATTGGAACAGGCAGGCACTTTCCGAGTTGGAAAAAGTAAGTGCAAAACCCTACATGAAAACTGCAAAACAATTGACTTTAAGGGAGATATAAAAATGCTTAGTATACAAGAAATCAACCTTTTAAAATCTCAAAATGAGGGATTAAAACAGCAAAACAAAGATTTACAGAAAGACAACAATAACTTAGTTCGGAAACTTAATGAGCTTAAATCCCAATGTAAAGCAGAAAAGCTCCGGAATAAAAAATCTAATGACAATGTACTACAAATTGAAGGATCAACAACAATGACAGATAAAGAACAGATAATAATTGATGAAATGAATGTAATTGTGCAACAATGCATATTTTGGCAAGAAGGGCATTGCGATTGTTATCAGTGTGAAAATAGGTATCCCCATTGTTTAGATTATCCCAACTGCTATTTCAAGCAACTCGCCCGCAAAACGCAGGAGTGTGAAAAATGGAAATCATATTATAAACTTTATAGATTAGATGAAGAATTGCTAAAAAAAATACAAGCTGTTGTAAATTCTCACCCTAAGTATGGTGTAGAACTTACAGATACAGGTGTAATAGAAAAAGATGAACGTCTTTGCACTCTAGAAGTTCACGAACAAATAAAATTGATTTTTGATGAAACATTGAAAGAAAATGAGGAGCTGAAAAAACAGGTTGTTAGATGTAGTGAAGGTTGGGGTAAAGCTGATTGTGAGAAAAATTGGTATCAACAAGCTGAACAAGCTAAGCAAGAAGAAAATCACGACCTCACAATGAAACTTTATAGCTACCGTATGGCTCTTGAGGAGATTGAGGAAATTCTTGACAATGGAACAGCAAATATTAATATTAATGCTGCTCATTTAGTTCATCAACATTATTTAGCTAGATTTTGTGATATTCGAAACATTATCAGCAATGCGAAAGCTATTACAACTTAACAGTCTGAACCTCTTCAAGAAATTCTTGAAAATGCTTTTCACAAAAACGCCCTAGCCGTATATAGCGTCCATTCGCTTCATAATAAAATTCAACTTCATAAGGAGCTGTTTCTTTATGGCAAATAGAACAAGGTACATTACTTTTTTTATATTTTATTATTTGAAAATGCATAAAACCAATATAACACAAAAGGAGAAAAAATGAAGGCTTAAGCGACCGTGACGCATTTTCTGATTTAATCAGAGGTATTTTAGTTGTGAAAGAGGTGGATAATGCAAGATATTATAATTCAAAAAAGATTTAGTAAAGAGGAAATCAAATTTATAAAAGAAAACTATACTGGAGAAAAAGATAATGTTATAAATATTGCGCAACGGTTAAATCGTAGTGTTTATTCGATTAAAAACTTTGCAACAAGAAATTTACTTACACAAAAAAACAAACGAGACCTAGAATTATACTTAAATTGTGCAATAACGCCCCGAGAGTATGAAATATATAATTTTATAATTGAAGGCTTTTTAGTAAAGGATATTGCGAAAAAACTTAATATTTCTCCTGCTACTGTTAGGACACACAAAAACGCTATATTAGCTAAAAACAATGTTAATTCGGTATTAGAACTTTTGGCAAAAAAGATTAAGGAGCTGAACAATGCTAACATTTAACGTTAAAAAAGAATGGTTTGAGAAGATAAAATCAGGCGAGAAAACGCACGAGTATAGAGTTGCTAATCCTTATTGGGATGCAAGATTATCGTATTTAATGGATATAGTAAATCCTTCTAATTATATAAGGGTGGCAATCCCTTGTTGTTTCTGTCTTGGGTATCCTGCAAGAGATGCTATTGGTAAAAGGCTGTATGGCTTAATTAGAAGTATAAGTAAATTAAATAACGGTTTAGATACAGATTTAAAAACAGACAAAGCAGTTTACGACATAGAATTTGAACTTATAAAGGAGAAAGAACAATGATAGCAAAGATATTTATAATAATGCTGTTGATGCTTATAATAGGATTATTCCTAGAAGCAACAAAACATTATCCACAATGTAGGTGGACAAGAGACCCAATGATGTGCGTGAGTGTACTAGAAGAGATGAAGAATAAGTAATGGGAGAGGGTAATATGACAACAAATAACTTATCGCGTGAACTGTGTGAGATTTGCGGGATTAAACCTATTAATAAAACTATAATAAGTTGTGGCTGTGAGGATAGAACACGTCATTTTAGAACTTATAACCCAAAGCGGTGTCAAGGTTGTAACACATCTATCAAAGCTCGCACCTATAAAGAAATTCATAAAGTTGTGTTTCCCGACTTCACTCAGCCGGAAAACTTTGTGAAGCTGGAAGAAATAATGCTTGCAGAATTGGCAAAGCAACGCCTTACAGTTGTAAAATACGTGCATTATTATTCAGATAATACATTAATGCATGAATATATTTTAATCACAAAATGCGGTCATAAAATTAAATTCACGCACAATGGTATTAAAGTCGATAACTGGTTTGTTGAGCGTGAAGACAGAACAGAGTGCTTAATTTTATTTATACTTTGGAAAGTTCTGCCAATTTGCGGTGAAAGTATCAAGCAGGCAATCAAATCGGAGGTGTGGATATATGACTAAACCAATATTAGATGTTTGCTGTGGCTCCAGAATGTTCTACTTTAATAAAGAAAATCCTGATGTCGTTTATATGGACAATAGGGATTTCGAAGATATATTATGCGACGGACGACAATTAAAAGTTCATCCTGATATTGTGGCGGATTTTCGTAATATTCCTTTTGAAGATAATCTATTCAGCCTAGTTATATTTGACCCACCACACTTATTGAAAGTTGGTCAAAATAGCTGGCTTTGTAAGAAGTACAGCAAATTACAAAAAACGTGGCCTACCGATATTAAAAAAGGTTTTGAAGAATGTATGAGAGTTCTCAAACCTAATGGCACCTTGATTTTTAAATGGGCGACACGAGATATAACCCTTAAACAAATTCTTGATGTAATAAAAGTACGTCCAATAATTTTTCACAAGAATAACAAAACATTTTTTTTAGTATTTATGAAAGGAGTAGTTAATGACTAACGAAATAGAAAAGGAATTTTTTGACGCGTTCGGGATTGAACCTTATGATAGATATTTTAAATGTTCAAAACAATTAGAACGGGAATGTAAAAAAATTTGTGAGTGTTGCGAACTTTCAGAGGAAGTACGTTACTATCCAGAAATCACCGACCGCATTCTGCTTGAGTTGATTTGTATTGAGACACAAGTTAATAAAGCACATAACATCTATAGTGATGTTGAAAATCTGAAAGAACATATTCTGGTTGGATTAAGACCATTTACTGAAAAATGTTATAACCAAGTCCGCGAGCTGTTCGGAGAAAAGGATTAGGAAAGAGGAGTATATGATAACTTTAGTAATGACGATTTTAGCCTTTTTAACAGGGTTTTATATTGGTTTGATTACAACTTATGAGGAAGATAAATGAATAATAAAGATAAAGAATATTATGAAGAAGTTAAAACATCTGTTCAGCTGTTGGATGCAAATTGGAACGCGATGAAACAAAACCCACCTTGTGAACGGAATATCTCAGAGTTAATAACTTATTTAAAAAATACATTGCACAGATGGGACAACCGTATAAAAATTGATGATATGCATTATGCACAGGTCAGAGAAATAAAAAAAAGGAAAACAGCATAAATATAAATATTTAAAAAGTAATAAAACTTCATGAAAAAAATTTCATGAAGTTATTTTAATTTATAGGAGAAAAATTGTGAACAATGTTATTAATTTAAACAAGAGTAAGATAGAAATTCCAAACGATTTGATGACGTTCAAAGAAGTAGGGTTAAAATACAAAATTAAATATCCTACTTTGTACAAGTACACGAAAACTTTAAACGAAATTCCAGTTTATACACGCGGTGGTTTAAAAGTTAGCGAAAGAGATGTCATTAAGTGGTTGAATGACGGGCTTGAACCGGCAAGAGGTTGATAT